TTTATGACAGATGCACTAAAGTCACATTTTAAAACAGATGGTGATGCGCTAGAGCGTATTCAACGCCATCAAAGAGAAATGGCAATTGAGAAGCGTGCAGTTAGCACATCTTCATTTGCAGGCTTAGTGGTACCTGCCTATTTAGTCGACCTATATGCGCCCCTAGCACGGGCTGGAAGACCCTTTGCAGATGCAGCTCGCAAACACACATTACCTGCACAGGGCATGTCAGTAGTATTGTCAAAAATTTCTACTGGAAATACAACAGCGTATCAAACATCTCAAAATACAGCTGCAGTATCACAAGACATGGCAGATACAACATTGACAGTTGATGTAAATACAATTGCTGGTCAAGCATCTGTATCAAAGCAAGCCTTGTTACGCGGTTACAACATTGAGTCAATTGTTTTAGGCGATCTAATCCGCGCTTACAATACAAAGCTTGATGATGCAATTCTTAACGGCACCGGATCAAATGGACAGCCTCTTGGACTAAAGACAATGACAAGCGGTATCTTAGTAACTTACACAGCTACTACAGGTACAGTTGCAGGTCTATATCCAAAACTTGCAGATGCAATCCAACAAATCCAAAGTAATGTGTATGTAAATCCAAACGCGATTTTAATGCACCCACGCCGTCTAGGTTTCTTACTATCTGGCCTTGATGGATCAAATCGCCCATTAGTAGTACCAAACGCCTATAACCCAATCAATGCAATGGGTACTGGCAATGGCACACCTTCATACGGCGCAACCGGCTACTCAATACTTGGCTTGCCAATTATTGTTGATGCTAACATTGCAACAAACATTGGTGCATCTACAAACCAAGACACAGTCTTTGTTGTAGATCTAAATGAGTGTCACTTGTTTGAGGAAACAAATGCTCCTACTTATGTGACATTTGAAGAGCCAAACGGCAAGGTAGCAATTAACATTGTGCTATTCGGTATGTCAGCATTTACAGCTGAGCGTTATCCAAAAGCAATTGCACAAATTAACGGCACCGGCTTGGCAACACCAAGCTTCTAAGTAATAAGTTTCTAAGCCCCCTACCCTTCCAGGGGGCTTAGATCCTGACTATGGTCGGTATTTAAGAATTGGAGTTTGCTTAATGTCCCAGAGCACTTTAGGTTTTGGATACCGGCCATGGCTATAACAAACGGCTACGCGACACTTGCAGCCATGAAGGCTTACCTGTCTATTTCAGATACAACAGATGACACTTTACTTGAAACTTTAATAGAGTCAGCATCACGCTCAATTGACAAGATTGCTAACCGCAGATTTTACGCAGATGCTACAGTTACAGTACGCCTCTATAGAGCTTATTCAGATGTGTTTGTTTATACAGATGACATTAGTAGTACTACTGGTCTTATTGTAAAAGTAGATGAAGCCGGCAATGGCACCTACACAAAAACATTAACTTTGAACACAGATTTCATTATGGATCCGCTTACAGCCTCAGCTTTAGGCAGACCATTTACACAATTGACTATGGTTTCCAATACTGAGTCATGGCCTATATTTCCAGGTTTGACACAAAACGGCTTACGCCCTGGAGTACAAGTTACAGCTAAGTTTGGCTGGCCATCTGTACCAAGTGATGTAAATGTAGCTTGTTTAATTCTTACAGCTGATCTATACAAGCGCAAAGATGCACCGGGCGGTGTCTTAGGCCTTGGTGACCTAGGTGTCATACGCATGTCCCCAGTAGGCAGAGATGTATCACAAATGGTCAGGGCTTATCAAAAGATTGCTATTGCCTAATGGTGCCAAGTACAGTAAGGACAAATCTTAAAACAGCTCTCACAGCTATTACAGGATTGCGTGTTTTAGATTATGTCCCTGACTCTACAAATGTACCTACAAATAATGCTTTTGCAGTTATTGGTCAATTGTCAATGAATTATGATTACACACTCAACAGAGGCTTTGACTCTGCAACTTGCAACATAATTGTCATGGTAGGGCGCATGAGTGAAAAAGATGGGCAATCAAGATTGGATGGGCTACTTAGCTCATCCGGTTCAACCTCAATTAAAGCCGCTATTGAAGTTGATAAAACACTAAGCGGTGCAGTGCAAACTTTAAGGGTTGTGTCTGCATCTCCAGGCACAATAACATCCGCTAGTATTGATTACCTAAGTTATCAGTATTCAGTGGAATTGATAGGTTAGCGAAAGGAAAAATATGGCCATATTTATGGGTAATAAAGTAGCTGTAGTTGTAGGTACCTCAACCATATCTTCATTTGTCAGCACTGTAAGTCTTAACCGCGAAGTAGAGGCTGTGACTATCACAGCCATGAACGATACTGTACAGAATATGATTGGGGGCATTGAGGTTAGCTCAATTTCCATGGAAATATTCAACGATTTTGCGGCAGCCTCAGTGAATAGTCTTTTTGAAGATGCAATTGGGTCAAAACTGGCAATCAAATTGATACCAGTAACCGGCACAGTCAGCTCAACAAATCCAAGTTACAGCATGTCATGTTTGATCACACAATGGACACCCATTGCAGGATCTACAGATAGTGCAGCCTTGGCAAGTGTAACTTTTCCAGTAACAGCTATTACAAAATCAACAAGCGCGTAAAAGAAAAGGTGGGACATGCACAAGATTGAAATAACAAAGAAAGACGGCAAAAAGATTACTTATGATCTTACGCCATCTGTCAAAGTGGCCTTTGAGGCTGAATTTAAGACTGGATGGCGTAAGAGATTAGGTGAGCTACAAATGGAAAGTGATTTGTGGTGGCTTGCTTGGCGTTTGGAAAAAGATTTAGGTAAGACCGAACTAGCTTTTGGTGATGATTACATCAATCAATTTATAGATGTTGATTTATTGTATGAAGCAAAAAATGGCTAGACCGACATGGTCAAATATGGGAGATTGCCGCTGTGTCGGTTAGAACAGGTATTAGCCCTAAAGATTTACTAGAGGTTGATCCGGCTGTTTATATGGCAATCAAAGCAATATTGCAAGAGCAGGATGCAAAATCAAAAGGGACAGTCAGGCGGAGATAATGCCAGAGCTTAAAGCCGATAGATCCCTCAAGGCTGTTTATGTAGAAAACCTAGATGCGATAATGAAAAAAATGGCAGAGGTTGATCCTGACACGCAAAAAATATTTAAGAAAGAATTGCGCAAACAAATAAAACCTGTAGAAAAACTAGCTAAGAGTTTTATACCATCTGAGGTTTTTCCAGGATGGAGAGATACTAAGCCTTATTATCCTACTAATTGGGGATGGGCTTATGATCAAAACCATAGAGGTCGCACCTATGGCAAAACAAATCAATCAAGATGGCAATGGTCACAAGCAGATGCTATTGCCGGGATACAAATTACAAGTGCAAAGGTCAAAGTACAAAGAGTCAAAGGTGCTACCTTCTCAGTTACAGCTTTAGCATTGGTAAATAAATCAGTGCCAGGAATTATTTTTGAATTAACAGGCGGCGGTACTGCTAGGAGTAGAGGCAAAACAAGGCGAGTAAGTCGCAACCCTAATGCTAGTGAAGGTTTTATCCGCAAGGTTTCCCAAGCTCATGGCGCAATTGCCGGAGATGGTAAAGGCAAGAGAGTCATCTATAAAGCCACAGCTCAAAAAGGTGAACAAGCTTTAGCTGGTATTTCGGCTACAATAGATAAATACCTGGGCAATAAATTTAGAGGTAACTAATGGCACTAAGTCAAAATGTTGTAATTAACTTTCTTACTAAGTTTGATAAAAAGGGTTTGCAAAAAGCTACTAAAGAGCTTAAAGGTTTTGATAAGTTTATAGCCTCAAGTAAGTTTGCAACAAAAGCCGCTTTAGTTACAGCTGGTCTTGCCTCTGCCTATGCTTTAGACAGACTTGCAAAATCATCTGTAAGAGCTGCACTTGAGCAAGAAAGACTAGACAAATCTATAGAGCAATCTCTCAGCTCTATCAATGAACTTGGATCTTTAGGCAGTGTTAAAACTTTAATTGCAGATTTACAAACTGCTACAAATATTACTGAGGATCAACTAACGCCGGCTTTAAATGGTTTAATTATTTCAACAGGTGATTTAGGTAAAGCGCAGAATTTATTAAGCGTTGCGATTGACACAAGTAAAGGAAGCGGCGTTGATTTACTTACAGTCACAGATGCTTTAGGTAAAGCCAATAGGGGACAACTTAAAACTTTAGGTCAGTTAGGTCTTGGCTTCAACGCAGTTACAGCCGAAGAAATGGGCTTGGCAGATATAACAGATTATTTGATTCTTAAGTTTGGCGGAGCTGCAAAGCGAGCTACAGAAACTTTTGGAGCAAAATTAGATGACCTCAAAATCAGTGCAGGTGAGGCACAAGAAAATCTAGGCCAAGGGTTTATTACTGCCGCAGAAATTATTATGGGTAGCAGTAATTCTACAGATGTCTTTGGTGCAAAGCTTGAATTATTGGGATTAAATGGGGGTTACATCCTAATTGCTTTAGCAGACAAAGTTAATAAAATACAAGAAGCTTTTAGTGGGCTAAGTAAATCAATTCAACAAGATACAATCTTAAAATTCTTTTTTGGCTCTGCTAAATCTATTCCAGTGTTGGGTGGATGGATTGATGGTTTTAGAGGGTTAGCAAAAGATGGTAAAAAGATTGCAGATACCTCAAAAGAAACTGTTGTACAAACAGAAGAACAAAAGGCCGCTGCCGCAAAACTAGCCGCCTTACAAGCTAAGTTTGATAAGTTTGCCGCCGCCGCATTAGATAAATCAAAAAAACTTACAAAGGAAAAGGCTG